CGCGCGGTGTACTCCGCTGCGGCTTCCTGGAGGTGGGATTGGATAACAATTTCTGGGCAGCCGGGAACATGGGGCTGCACGTACGGAAAGAAGCTGTCCCATGTTTTAGCCATGTTAAGTCACCGTGCTAGCGCTGTTCGGGGAGACCGCAGCGTCAACCTGTGTTTTGGTTCCCAGCGCCGTGTTAAATGCGTTATAAGCCCCGACCGCTCGTTGCTCGTTCGCGCCGTATTCAGCATCTTTCGAGTAGGAACGGTATAGAACCCAGTCGATCATCGGGGACATATAAATGTCGTCCAACTTGATTACTTCGGTACTAGAACCATCGGGGTCTAGCTGGGTTTCCGTCATAGAATGCGCGCCTGGAGCATCAGCGTACACAACCTCGATCTTCGCAGCGGTAGTTGCTGGGGGGTACACGAAAAACTCTTTAGGCTGGCGGGGGTCGTAGGTGTAGTGCTGCACGTTTACCGTGCCCGTCTCAGCGTGCCATGCGGGCCGCTGGTCGTCCAAAACACTACGATCAACCAAGCGAATCACTTTTTTAGCCGAAGACGTCGCTAGGTTCCGTGTCACGTCTAGCAGGCGGAGAGCCGACGGGAACACAGTCGATAGAACCTGCCGCGTGCCTGTCGCACACGTAAACGATCCTGATTTCGCATTCGCATCAGGTCGGATGAGTGTGATGGCTAGGTATGATTCATTTACCCAGTTCTGGAGTTCAGTGCGGGGCCAACGAATGTTGCTGTCTTGCAGTACATCCTCAACCCGCTTAATTATGTCAATGACTTTAACTGTCGACATTTGTCCAAGCCTCATTTACGTTAGGCGTGCTAGGATCGTCCGCTTTAAGAGTTCCGTCGGTATTACGCGCACGCTTACGCCCAACCGCCGCTTTCTTAGCAGTAGCTTTACTAGTAGTTTTTTGGGGTGCAGGCTTTAATGTAGCTGCTACTAGTTCCCCTGCGGGTGTCAAAACTAGACCGTCGCCGGAAACAGCAGCTACTACAACGCGCTCGCCATCTATAAAGGCCGTCGCTCTGTTGCAAACAATCTCCGCGCTAACCCGATTAATTAAATCGTAAACGTCCACAGTAACCTCCGTTGTGAAACGAGGGGGCGTTAAGCCCCCTTGAGGTTTGCTACGAAGCAGCGCCAACTAGCGCAGTCATCAGGGCGTCGTTTTTCACAACCTTACGGCCGTAAACCGCTAAGCCGCGAACAATGTCGCCAAAGTCAGACTGGTTGCGTAGTGGCTCGGTCTTGCTAATCTGCGAAGCAAAAGCACAAGCGTGCTTAGTGCCAGCGACCATCATGCGACGGTTTTTAGCGTTAGACACGGTAGCGCCGGTGCTAGTTGCAGACAGGCCAGCGACTAGGCCCTTACCCGCAGCGCCTCTAGGCAGAAGGTTAGAAACATAAACTTCGAAGCGATCCAACATACCGATTTTGCCGGTACGGATGGTGCTTGAGTTGTCGCCTGTGAAATACGCCTGGGCAATGTCAGTTTGCATCAACAGTTGGCGGTCGTAAGGCGTCAGAACTAACCAGCGGCCATCTTCGGGAATGTTCTGTTCGTCCATAGCAGCGGACATACGCAGAATGGTTTTAAGAACGTTCGCAGGAGTTGCCTGATCGACAGGAGCAGTGTCAGTACCCAAGTTGTACTCGGCGGACAAAGCACCGGCAGTACCACCTTTGTTAGCAGCGGCAGCGCCTTCGGTTACGAACCAGTTGTAGAAACACTCGTTCTCGATGGCAATCTTCAACTGTTTAGCAGCGTCGTCGGTGAACATATTCATCAGGTCAATATCGGCCTGGTGCGCAAGAACGTCGTTGACTTGAACGTTGAAAGACTTTGCTTTGTCGATCTGCATGTCAAGGAAAATTGGAGTCGGCACTTCAGCAGTACCTAGACCAGCGCCAGCAACATAGTCACTGATAGTGATCGAAGGTGCGGTACGGATACGAATTGTGTCGCCCTGGTTCTTAACTTCGCCTTCCCAATCTGTGTTAGAGATTTCAGAAAGCATGGTGTTGGCGTAGAACTTAGCGTTTAGCTTGTTCGACCACAACTGGGGGATAAAACTACCCGAGTAGGACGGGGTGGTATCAAAGGCTCCGGAGCCTTGAACGGGAAATACAGCAGCCATGATGGCCTCCTATTAAATATTAGGTATGTGTTGGTATAAATCCCACAGCTGCTTACATAGGTTCGGTGTTAACACACCTAGGCTCGAACGCGGCCTTCCATATAGGCAGTTGTTAGGGTTGCTTCAAGTTTGTTGGCGTCATCGTACTGCTGTCGAGTATTCAAAACGCGGATTTTGTCCCAGCCCGCCTGCAACTCTCGTGCAGTCCAAACTTTCTGGTCTTGTCCCGCGCTCTGCGTTCTCGATGAATTAGCAGAACCATTCGGCGTAACCTGTTTCTCAAGCTCGGCTTGGCGATTTGGACGCGCTTCTGGTTCGACTGCGGCTATGCTTGCCTTCCACAGATTCACGTAATGTGCCACTGCTTCTGCATCGCCTTCGTTGAACGCCGATAACGCTTTATCTCTTCGTGGCCCCCGAAGCATAGGATCATGCTCGTTTAACCACGCTACCCAACGTTCATCGCTGTCGACGTCGGCAAAATCCGGCACTAATGCTTGTAAGCGCTGGGTAAAGCCCATTTCTCCAACCTGACTACCCGTCTGCGCAATTTGTTCTTGCAGCTTACGGATAACCTCGTCTTGTTGCTCTAAGCGGCCCTCATATTCCTGAGACACCTCTTGTGCAACGCGACGTTGAACGTTGATGAGTTCTTCACCAAATTCGGCTCGATCTTCATCGGTTACAAAACTGACTTTCTCCTTCGCCTTTGTCGGTGGTTCCGGCTTCGCTTCCATACCCTTCTGGATAGTGTCCAGTTGGGAGGTAAGTTCCCTCACTTGCGTTAGCAAACGTGGGACTTCCGCGTCGTACTTACCCTGAAGGGTTTTGTACCTCTGCTCGAAATCACTCGCTACGTCCGTCGGTGACGTGCCAGTCGGCGTTACTTCAGCAGGTGTGCTTTTTTCCTCGGTAGCGGCTGATAATTCGGTTTCAGTATCCTTCGGTTCCTCAGAAGATTTTGACTGCTTAGCCTTTTTCTTCTTTGGTTCCTTCTGGGCTTCTAACGTTTTTTCTAACTCTACTACTTCGTCAAGTTGCGCTTGCACCTGTTTTGGCAATGCCATTCTTCTCTCCTTAAAGCACCAACTCCGGTTCTAGCGCCCTTGCGGTATGCTGTTCCCTTTATGGTCTGCTTCTCGTTCATGCTCATTAAGAGCGGTTTGCTACCTTTGGCGATGCTTCGATCGCCGAAAGTAAGTCCTCAAATGCTTCAGCTCGTCCCTGCAAACGGTGAACTTTAACCATATCGTCTGCATAAACTAGCTTCTGCTTGGCTCCATCTAACTCAAGAGCCAGTAATTGCCTAAACGCTTCACTTCCTGGCTCCCTAAGAGCTAGTAGGGTACGAACCGCTTGCGTGTCTGCGTTATTTAAGTCAATCATATTATAAAGTTATCTTATATGTGTTAACGTGTCAACACATACATTTACTAACGTCCGTTAGGGCGCTGGCTTACATAGTTGCTCTGACGGCCACCTTGCTCAGTGCCATCTTCTTGCAAATTAGCCCCGTCCTGCATGGCCATTTGCTCTAACATCATTTGTTGCTGCTGGGCTTGGGCTTGGGCTTGTTGCTTCTCAACATCTTCTCGGCTAGGCACGACACGATCAACATTAGTATTAAGATCGCTCGCGGCATCCCGGAGGAGTTCAGCCGCGCCTGGTAAGCCAACAATTTGCTGCGCAACAGGACTTTCAAGTACAAGACGTAGAAACTCATTTCGGCGGACAGCTTCAGCCTCTTTAACGACAAGCGACATTGCGCCTCGTGCAATAATTTGTACATCACCAATCAAATCCGGGTCATCGCTATAGCGTAGGTTACGTTGATACTGGCGCTCAAGCATTGGGTTTAGTACATCAAAGTCAATGTTGCTAATAACCTGCTTAATGCTCTTGCCAGCATTAGAAATAAGCATGGACAGGCCCGACGAAGTACGTCCGGCACCTGGAACATGCTGCCCCGTCATATAACGGGGGATACCTGTCATTTCGTCAGCAATAGCGGCGAAACGATCAAACACAGCCATAAGCTCTTGTGCATTTGAGTTAGGCTGAAAATAATTTATAGGAGCTGAAGTGTCACCGTATTCAGACTGTTTAAACTGCCATATTTTCCACGGGTACATTTGAGTAATGTCTTCCCCATCGGCCATGCGGCTTGTATTTACGCCGACCTGCGGGCCAGACGAGATACCCATATTATTGGCAAGCGAGCGTGCGGCAGCATTGCACATGTTCTGCGCATCCATACAAAGATCGCCAACGCCATTGCCGTCAACCCGACCAGGGACTTTCTCGAACGAAGTCAGGTAGTACGGCTTGCGCCCGATAGGATCATAGTTCAACACCGCTTTAATAACGACGTTGTTCACCATCCACACTTCGCAAGGGTACGACAACTGCTGATCTTCAACATCAGCCTCGTCCATTCCCCACTCAACGAGCAGTTTGCCTGGGATAGAATCCCACAGCTGTATCGCTGCAACTAAATCGCTTCGCGCATCATCGAAGTCCATACCTGTGACGGCTTCAATTTCGCTTTCATCCTGGTTTAACCAGTCGAACCCATTTACACCGAAGTCCGATAACAACGACCGCACCGCATCCTGGTCATAACCGTCGACGCCGACCATCGCCTCAACGTCGTCGCGTGTCAGGTGGTGTACCTCGATGACAGGCATGTTCTGTATGTCATCGCCCCAAGGTGCCCAATAGAATTTATATGGATCAACCCGTGACCACTCATCGCGCAGTACGTCAACGGCCGCTAGACCGCCTTCAACGTACTTCATGCACTTACGCTTGCGTGGTGTTGGCCCTTTCATTACCGCATACGGGAACGTGGCAACATCGTTTGTAAATTCGAATACTGCTTTGGTGAACCCGCCCTCTACGAGCTGATCCTCCATTTTTTTCTCCATACGATCCACGCGCTTCTCAGCTTCGTGTTTCATCGCCCGCATGGCTGTGTCTTTCATACCCCCTGCAAGCTGCTTAAGCTCCGCTGGGTCAATAGGCTCGTTACCCGCCGCGTAATACTGCATCAAGTTCTGCTGCATGATGTTCTGCATCGCCGTAGCTACATCAGGCGGAACTTCAGGAATAGGAGTCGCATCCAGTGACCAGGGTTTGTCAGCCCCAGTGCCAAGCAACGTGTCGCGCAGCCAAGCCGTAGCAGTACGGCATTTGCTACTAACTATGCCCATAAATATCTCGGAGCCGCCATGAGCGCGTATTTCAGCTAACTTCGCTGGTTCGTACTCCATGTTGCGGGCGCGGATACAGCTAGTCAGACGCGTCTCTATATTCTGCTTGTGATGTTCACGCATAATTTCCCAGCGCTTACGCGTATGTGCAGCTAACCCCTGAATCATCGGGGCCATCTGTTTTTCTGCATTGGCGCGCTGGGCCATAGCCTCTAAATCAGAGGCTCTTGCTACGGGTATTAGACCGGCTTGCATAGGTACTCTCACATGTGCGATATGGTATACACATTATCGCTTATCTGCTTACATGTCAACACTTACGTCCATCCACTAGAAGATACTTTCACGACGTTTCTACGGGTGTTGTTCGCGGCGGACGCTCCGAATAACTCACCCCCGTCAGCGTGCAGACATATATACTGAAACGCGTCCGCTATATCCGACCAGGGGTGTGACTTCTCTGGTTTCTCGTCCTTAACCCCTTTTGTGTTTATTTTGTAACGATACTTGCCCGCTAGCGCCTGCACTAGTGGCAGTGCGCCGACGGGGTCTAGCACCACTCCGTATTTCCCGTCGACGATACGCGTCAGGAAACTATCTACCGCTGAGAGGCGAGCAGCAACTGAGTTAGTCCTTGCTGGTTTAACCATAAACCCTTCGTTTTTCCATATATCCGCTACAGTTCTCTCGTCCGTTTGGACGCGCTGGAACGCCGCCGGGTCAATTATGACGACGCTATGTTTACCAGGGAACCTGTTAGCCAGTAGTGGTTTTACCTTTTCACGTACAAATCGCAACGCGCCCATGCTGTCAGACGTCAACGCCGCGTAGATGACGAGACGTCCGTCATACGCGATCTGCCCAATTACCGCCGCCGGTGTTAACCCTGCATCCACCCCGATTATGAGGGGGCTGTTAGATGACATGGACTTCAACTCTTCCTTGGCACAGTGAACAGTACGATCAAATGACTTGTGAACAGGTTGTCCAGATAAACTCTTACCGAACTTCGCGTTTATGTACACGTCGATCCAGTCTTCTGTCTTACCGTGAGCCAAGTTATCGTAATAGTCATCCGGCAAGAACCTAGTCCAATCAGCCTCGGGGCTAAGTCCACTGGGTTGGATGGTTACATGCACGTTCTCAGGCGGCTCAGTGAGTAGAGTCTCCCAAAAGGTATCCATATCGGGCGGGTTAGTCATCCCCCACAGGTGCATGTTAGGTTTACCTTTATCGGTCACACAACCCACACCGTTCATCATCTTATCGGGGTAACGCCCAACACGACCCTGCGCCGCGTTGTAAATATCAGGGTGTATCTCCCTAAATTCATCAAATACGATAAAACTCGCTTGCAGCGACAACAATCGCCGTACGTCGTTAGCGTCGTCGAGACCACGAAATAGCACTTCGCACTCAATATCACCGACTTTTATAACGAATTTGTACTCCGTTTTGAGGAATCCGCCCATTATCCCGTCAGGTATCCACTTGAGGAAGTCAGGTATAGATGTATCGCGCAGCTGCTCTCGGGTGTTACGCACCCAAATACTTCTGGATCGCCTAATACCGTCTTTACACGGGGCCATCATCGCTGCGTGGTGCAGTATTTTCATGATGCCAGCGGTGGTTTTGGTCGATCCCACAGGGCCGACTGCCAAGGATATAAACTTTTCGGAGTAGAAAAAGTCGTCAAGTGACTTGATTACTTCAAAATTTATCTCATGTGCCATTTTCTAGCGCCTGTGAAGAACCCTCGATGGTAATAGCATCGTCCTGATCCACTGCGCGTGTGATGTTTATGACCACTTGGGGGCCACCTGCACCTGCATCCGCCTTGGTATCCGGTTCCAAGTTGCCAAGCTTGTTGAGCATTTTTTGGAACTCTATTCGGGCCGTCGGGTTTACTTGGGGGTTTTGCATGTGACGAAACAAATTATCGAGGTTCACTGCGCCAAGCAGGCGAGCAAATGTCTCCATAGTAGTTGGGTCGTCTTCAATTGCCTGGAGCTGCGCGGGCGACAGTAAGGGTTTGTCTACGCGTTCAGGGTCAATCGCTTTATATACGTGGTTGCTCATAGGTTTAAGTGTTAACACGTTAGCATATTTAACTCAAGTTTACGCGCTTTTCGGAAAAAATGGAAATCGGATTTTTTTAGGGCGGGTTTTTTATATTAGATAAGTTGAATGTATAGGATTTTTAGGGGTTGCGATACATGTACTACATAAGAGTCCACCAGGTGGTGGCCCCCC